ATGACAAAGTATTAATCTTTGATAGAGATTACTTAGAAAGAGTTGAAGTTGAAGGCTTAAATGTTACTTTCTCTTACGAGAATGGAACAAACTTCGTACAAAACTTAGTAACTGCTCGTATTGAGTGTTACGAAGCGATCAATTTAATGTTACCTACTGCTGCGATCTACGCAGATTTAGGGAATGTTTAATTAGTTCTTTAGAATAAAAGAGAGGGTAGGTGCTTAATTGTATCTACCCTTTTTTAATGCTAAAAATATTAGTATCTTTGTGTATGTACAAGTGCAAAGTAGATTTCTCTCACGAAGGGAAAAAATATTTCAGGAATAACTATTACGACCTCGTTTTAACTACTAAAATGAAGGAATTTATTAAGGTTGGCTACTTTACCGAAATAGTAGAAAAAGGAATTACAAAAGAATTTAAGGGCAAAATAAAGAAGAAGTAATATGTCAAATGTTAAAATATCTCAATTACCTCCATTATCAGCTTCTGTTGAAAATACAGATGTTATTCCAATTGTGGATGGTGGGCAAACTAAAAAGGTTACTGCCTTAACTTTACAAGCCTATACGCAAGGGAATAGTGTGCTATTAACTGGAAATCAATCAATTGATGGTGTTAAAACATTTATTCAACAATTAGTATCTTCTGTTGCTACGGGTACTGCGCCATTTCAGGTTGCATCTACTACTAAAGTAACAAACTTAAACGCTGACTATTTAGATGGCTATACTTCGGCTGACTTACAACTAAAATTAAACGGAACTGGAATTGTTAAATCAACTTCAGGTACTATTTCATATTTAACAGATAATTCAAGTAATTGGAACACCGCTTATAATGATACAATCGTAAGCGCAGCAGTTACAGGAACAACAATCAAAACTTTAACGCTAACACAACAAGATGGTGGAACGATAAGTGCTTATTGGGATAATACTTCAAGTGATTTAGTTACTTCTGTTTTTGGTCGTATTGGTGATGTGGTTGCTCAATCAGGAGACTATACTACTACTCAAGTTACTGAGGGTACTAATTTATATTTTACGGATGCTCGTTCAAGAAATGCTTTTAGCAATACTGCAACAGGCTTAACCTATACAAGTGGAACAGGTGTTTTAAGCACTACTGCTGGTTATGGTATTCCAACACTTGCAAGTCAATCTTCTTGGGATGCTAAACAACCTGCGGGAGATTATATTACTGCATTAACAGGTGAGGCTTCAGCTTCAGGACCAGGTAGTGCCTCTGTAACGCTTTTAAATAGCGCAGTAATAGGAAAGGTACTTACAGGATTAAATGTTACTGGAGGGTCTATATCAGCTTCAGATTCAATCTTATCTGCATTCGGTAAAGTACAAAATCAAATCAACGGATTAGTAGGTGGAGTAATTTATAAGGGAACTTGGAATGCTTCAACTAATACACCAACTTTAGCGAGTTCAGTAGGTACACAAGGTAATTATTATATCGTAAGTGTTGCAGGTTCAACTGACTTAAATGGAATTACTGATTGGAAAGTAGGCGATTGGGCTATTTATGATGGTTCAGCTTGGCAAAAAGTAGATAATACTGATTCTGTTACTTCGGTAAACGGATTGACAGGTGCAGTTTCTTTAACTACTTCAAATATTAGTGAGGGTACAAACCTTTATTTTACAGATGCAAGAGTAAATGCAAACGCTAATGTTTCTTCTGCTTATAACGATACAATTACAAGTGCAGAGGTTACTGGGACTTCAACAAAGACTTTAACCTTAACACAAAGAGACTTAGGAACTATTACGGCTTCTTGGTCAGATATAGATACAGGATTAACTTCGGTTGGTTTAAGTATGCCTTCTGCTTTTTCTGTTTCTAATTCACCTTTGACTTCAAATGGAACGATAGCAGTAACAGGAGCAGGAACAGGCGCACAATACATAAAAGGAGATGGTACTTTAGCTACTTTCCCTTCTACAATTGCTAATGCTCAAAGATTAATTACAGAGGTTTATAACGAAACAGGTGCAACTTTAATTAAAGGTACGGTAGTTTACATAAATGGTGGACACGGCAACTTGCCTACGATTACTAAAGCTATCGCAACAGGTGATGCTACTTCAGCGCAAACTTATGGTATTGTAGAAAATGACATCACTAATAATAATAACGGATATGTAGTTGTTTCAGGTGCTTTAAGTGATGTAAATACTAACGATTATGTAGTAGGTACGGCTTTGTATTTAAGTTCAACTATCGCTGGTGCTTGGACTTCTACAAAACAATACGCTCCTGCTCACTTAGTTTATTTAGGTGTCGTAACAAGGCAACATCCAACGCAAGGAATTGTAGAGGTTAAAATACAGAACGGATATGAAATGGATGAGTTGCATAATGTGGCTGCTCAAAGTCCTTCTAACGGAGATATTTTACAATATGTTTCTGCAACTTCTTTATGGACTAAAACTGCGGGTACTACTTCAAATATTACAGAAGGCTCTAATTTATACTATACCGATGCAAGAGCAAGAAGTGCTTTTAGCGAAAGCGTAACAGGATTAGATTATAATTCAACAACAGGGGTTTTATCAACTACTTCAGGTTACGGAATACCTACTACTGCTTCACAAACTACTTGGGATACGGCTTATAATGATTCTATTGTTAGTGCTGCGGTAACAGGAACGGCTACTAAAACTTTGACTTTAAATCAGCAAGATGGTGGTACTATTACTGCTTCTTGGAATGATTACGATACTGCTCCAGTTACTTCGGTATTCGGTAGAACAGGTGCGGTTGTAGCTGCTTCAGGTGATTACACAACGACACAAGTAACGGAAGGAACAAACCTTTATTATACAGATGCTCGTTTTAACACTTCTTTTGCTGCAAAGAGTACAACTTTCTTAACCGAAGGAACGAATCTTTACTATACAGATGCAAGAGCAAGAGGGGCTATTTCTTTAACTACAAGTGGAACTTCAGGTGCTGCAACTTATACTTCAGGAGTTTTAAATATTCCTCAATATCAAGCTGCTTTAACTAACCCTGTAACAGGAACAGGAACTACTAATTACTTACCTAAGTTTACTGGAACAAGTGCTTTAGGTAATTCTTTAGTTTATGATAATGGTACGAATATTGGTATCGGTACAACTTCTCCAATAGCACCATTAACAATTAATGGAAGTGTTGCAATTACAAATGGTAGTGGTTATTTTAATAATATATACTATTCAGGTGGCTGGAAATATATTGGTAATGGTTATGCTTGGGCAACATTTATTGATGGTACTGCTGGAGATTATGTTTTTTATAGTGCAGGGAATAATACAAGTGGTGCAAATGCTTCTGCAAGTCCAACTGAAAGAATCCGTTTTACAAATACTGGCTCACTTTTAGTAAATACAACCACAGACGCAGGCTACAAGTTAGATGTAAATGGTACTGCGAGAGTGCAAGGTGCAGCAACTTTTTCTTCAAGTGTAACTACGGGAGGTAATCTTGGGGTTGGAATTACACCTTCAACTGCAACTGGATTTAGATACATTCAATTTGGTGCGGGTGCTGCATTAAGCACTAATAATACTAATAATAGTAATTTTTACCATAATACAACTTTTGATGCAAGTGGAAATACTTTATATGCAGTAACTGGTCAGCAATCTTCGTTTTATAGACAAATAAATGGTCTGCACGTTTGGGCTACTGCTCCTTCGGGAACTGCGGGTAATGCAATAACATTTACTCAAAATATGGTTTTAGATGCAAGTGGTCGATTAGGAATCGGTACTACTTCACCAAGTGAAAAATTAGATATTTATAGTAATGATAATTCACAACAAGGATTAAAAATTACAAATCCAAGTTCAGGTGGAAATGCTATTACAGTAACAAAATACTCAAATGGTACTTATACACATTTATTTGGTGCTTTAGGAACTAATTACACAGGTTATGGAGCTTTACAAGCAAATGAAGCTTTTATTTATTCTTCTAATCAAAATTTAACTTTAACTGCTGATGGAGTTAGTGCTTCTATAAAATTTGGTACTGGTGCTGGAGTAACTGAAAGAATGCGTATCACACCTGCGGGTAATGTCGGAATCGGAGTAACAAGTGGATTTAATAGCATATCTGGAACTGAAACTACATTACATATTGCAAATTCAAATGTTGCATCTATATATTTAAATTCAACTGGAGCAAAAAAATGGGGGATATATTCTTCAGGTGCAGGTAGATTACATTTTGAAAATTTAACAGATGCTATAAATTCTTTAACAATTAACCCAAATGGTAATGTCCTAATCGGAACTACTACAGATAACGGTGCAAAACTTCAGGTAAATGGTGCAATTTCAATAGGAAACACAGTTTCAACGGCAGTATCAGTAATGAGTACACATAAAGTACAAATAGTAATTAACGGAACAACATATTATCTTTTAGCAACAACATAATGGAAAAATTAACTAACGGCTTAAAGCCAATCGAACCAGTGGTAGTACCAACTTTAGGAACTGCTACACAACTTTATGTACAAGCAAATAGCTTCTCAGCTTCTGCAACAAATTGTACACTTTATTATTACTTAGCTGATGAAGATGGAATGTCTTTGATTCAAGGTAATTTACAAATGACTGATGAGCAGTTTGCGACTTGGGGAACTGATAATGATGTTCTTTATCAAATCGTAGCTGATGAAAAAGGTTTAGTTTTGTTATAAATAATAAAAGTCTTAACTTTGAACTATGAACAACGAACAAATTTATGGCATATTAGGACAAGGTCTTAATATCGCAACACAAAAAGGTGCTTTTAATTTACAAGATGCAAAGGCTATTGCTGATGCGTTAATTGAATTAGCTAAAGTTTTAGGTATTAATGAGCAAACTGCTCAACCCGTAGAGTAAAAAAAATGATAAATTCTGAATTTCAAGTAGAGGTTATTGATGACCTTGTTAGTGAGCCTGTTACATTACAAGAGGCTAAAGATTATATGCGTATTTCTTCAGATGCTGAAGATGATTTAATCGAGGAATTGATAACCTCTGCAAGAGAAAGAATGGAAAAATTTACTGGTCTGTCTTTGGGGGAGAAAACCCTAAAGGCTTATTGGTTGTATTTTCACACACCTGCTGAAATTCCTTATGGTCCAGTTACGGATATTATCTCGGTCGTTGATGATAATGATGTAGCACTTGAATATACTGCTCGTGGATTGCAATATAAAGTCCTTGAGGCTTATTCAACGCAAGGGGTATTAGTAGAGTACCAAGCAGGATTTGCAGTCGTTCCTAAGGGCTTAAAATTAGCCATATTAAAACAAGTATCAACAGACTACGAAAATAGGGAAAATTATGTTGTTGGAGAACAGGCTTACGAGTTAAGTTCTGATTCAAAGAGACAAGCTATGCCATATTGTAGAAACACTATATTCGGTATTTAATGAGAGCAGGTAACTTAAGAAATCAAATCGTTATTAAAACTTTAACAGAATCTCCTGATGGTGCTGGTGGTTACACAGGTACTTATTCAGCAGGAAAGACTATTTGGGCTAAAATAAGGGCGCAAAATGGGTTTAGGTCTTTAGAGGATTCAAGAATCAACTTAGATAACTTGTTTGAGTTTACTATTCGTTATGATGATTTCCCTGAAATATCTCAATTAAATAAGATTGTTTACAACTCAGGCGAATACACTATAAAGTCTTTTAAGGTAGTTCAAGAAAGAAAAAAAGAGATTATCATAATGGCTACTTTAGGTAGAACGGTATCTTCTCCTGAATTTATATTAACTGAATCTGCTGAGTTCTTAATTACTGAGAGAAGTGGGAATTAAAATCAAAGGTACTTCACAAGTATTAAATCGTTTAAAAAGAGTTTCTAAAGAAGCTGAATTAGCTACTAAATCGGCGGTTGTTAGAAATACTGACCAAATGTTTTCAGAGGCTTTAAGCGCAGTTCCTGTTTTAGATGGATATTTAAGAGGCTCAGGCAATAGTAGTTACCAAGATAATCAATTAACTGGTGTTGTTTCATTTGGCGGTCAGGCTGCTCCATATGCTCCTTATGTAGAATTTGGTACAGGTAGTGGAGTAAATATTCCTGAAGGCTTTAGTGCTTATGCTATGCAGTTTTATGTTAATGGTAAAGGAACTATGAAGGCTCAGCCATATCTTATTCCAGCTTATATTAAATACAAAAAAGTATTTTTAAGGGATATGAGAAAAATTGCTAAGAATATTAGTAAATAAATCGTAAATTTGTGGAATGAAAGATGTCGGAGAATTAATACGAACTAAATTGTTTCAGAGACTAACAGGGTCGCTTACTTACGATGGTAATCCTATAACGGTCTATGATTCAGCAGGAGTATTAGCAGGAGCAGCAGAACCTTATGTATTGTTATCAACTTTTACTTCTACGGAATTATTGGAAGGTAGTAAACAAGCATACGGACAAGAAGTTAGTGTTTTAATTGAGGTTTGTACAAGATTTGAAAACTCTTATGGTGGTAAAAAGATGGCGGATGTTATCTCTAATCAAGTAATGGAGTTAGTAAGAACAAGACAAGCTGGATATTTGGATTTAAGTCCTGATTGGTATGTAATTAGAACGCTAATGGAAAGCACAAATACACTTGAGCAACTGATAGATACAGGGGTTTTAGTGAGAAGATTAATAAGATTTACATTTAAAATACAACAAGGATGAGCGTATTAAACGGTTCGGATATTTTACTTTACGATGCGGATTCAAACTTTCCGTTGATGTGTCAAACAAATGTAACTATTACATTAAACGATGCTATGATAGATGCTACTTGCAAACAAGCGGGTGGCTATTCGGTATCTTTACCAGGTTTAAGGGAGTTTGCTTTTACGGCTGATGCTTTAGTAAACTTTGATGAAGGTGCTTCTGATTTGGGTATTACTACTTTATTTAATGCTTACGATACAAGAACACCAATTAACATACTAATATCTAATCCTGTTTTAGCAACTGCTTATTACACAGGTTTAGCTTATGTAGAAAGCATTGAAGTAAACGCTCCAATGGAAGATGTGGTAAGCTATACGGTATCATTCACAGGAACTTATACAATAACAGATTAATTAACTTTAAAATAAAACAATATGGCAGTTTACAACGGCACAGCGCAAATCTTAAAAATGGATGGAACGCAATTAGCAGAATTAACCAACGTTACTATGTCAATGAATCAGGATGTATTCGAAACAACTTCTAAGGAATCAGCAGGTTGGAAAGAAGTAATGCCAGGTTTAAGAGATATTACTTACTCAGCAGAAGGTCTTGCAGATTTTCAAGCATCTAATAAAGACTTAGCAGATATTTTCACTGCATACAATTCAAGAGCGTTAGTTGCTATTATTTGGACTGATATGGTTACAGGTGATAAATCGGTTTCTCAAAGTGCTTACATTACTTCTTGCGAAGTTTCAGCACCTATGGAAGATGTAACTACCTACTCAATTGAGTTTGCAGGAACAGGCGCACCTACATTTGCAACAATAGCATAAATTAAACAAACAAACTATGAACGGAATACTTGAACTTACTCTTAACGGAGAAGTAAAGCAATTAAAGTTTTCTAACTATGCGTTAGAGACTTACACAAAGATAAGTGGTAGTGATATAGGTAATATTAAAGAAATAGGAGAAGATTATAGTCAGTTACAAATGGTAGCTGATTTAGTCTTTTCAGGTTTGACTGGATATTACAGAGGTAAAAGTTTAATTATAGACTTCACTTATGAAGATGTAGTTGAATGGGTAGATGACTTAAGCTATGAAGGGCAATTACAAGTTATTAAGTGCTTTACTGAAAGTTGTTTGAAGATAACGCAAGAAATGATAAAAGCATTTAAGGCAATGTCTACTGAGCAACAAGGAGAAAAAAAAAAGTAACTTGGGATGACATCTTGGATTGTGCGGTGATGGACTTGGGTTTGTTACCGCATATTTTTTGGGATATGACTTTTGTGGATTATTATAGATACTTTATTTATAAAAGAAAGCAAGATGCTAACGAGTGGGATAGAACAAGGACTTTGATGTCTTATGTTTTAAATACACAGGTAGAGAAAAAGCATCAAAAGAAACCCAAAGAAATATTACCATTATGGACTGATATTTTAAGTAGGTTGAACAAGAAAATTACCATTACTACTCAAAAAGATAAAGAAGCGATTTTGGAAAAATTAAAGCCGAAAGAAAATGGTAAATGAAAAATTAATAGTTGAATTAAGTGCAGATATAAAAGGTTTAAAAAGCCAATTAAGTGCTGCACAATCTGATTTACAATCATTTGCTTCTGCAAATAAGCAGACCAGTGATAATATCCAAAATTCTTTTAATAGTGCAACTGATGGGATTAAAAACCTTGTTTTAGGCTATTTAAGTTTAAATGCTGCCGTTCAAGCATTAGGTGCTTCTTTTGATAGGGCTTTAAAATTAGATGCTATTAATTCAGCTTTAACTGCGGTTTTAGGTTCTTCTGAAGCAGCAGCAGCACAATTCCAACAACTATCACAATTTGCTGACCAATATGGTTTAAATCTTGTTGCAGTAGGCGAGGCTTATAAAAACTTTGCGGCAGCAGCAGTTTCTGCTAATGTACCTTTAGAACAAACAAATTATATATTTGAATCAGTAGCTAAAGCAGCATCTGTTCTTAAGTTATCTAACGATGATTTAAGAGGGTCTTTAAATGCTTTAAGTCAAATGATTTCAAAAGGAACGGTATCTGCTGAAGAATTAAGAGGTCAGTTAGGAGAGCGTTTACCTGGTGCATTCAACTTGGCTGCTAAAGCAATGGGTGTTACTACTGCTGAATTAGGTAAGATGCTTGAGAATGGCGAAATTATGGCTGGAGATTTATTGCCTAAATTAGCTTTAGAATTAAATAAAACATTTGGAGATAAAATTGTAGGTAGTGTTGATTCATTACAAGCAAGTATAAATAGATTAGATAATAGCTTTACTAATGCCGTAAATAATGGTAAAATAGGCGAGTTCTTTAAAATATTTGTTGATGGTGCTAACAATGCTTTAAAAATAATTGAAAGTGATTCTTGGGGCGAGTTTTTTAATAGATTGGGTAATGCTATAAATCCAAATGTCCCTAATTATATTGATACAGTTTACGATTCATTAAAGAATTTAAATAGCGAAGTTAAAAAAACTAATGTAGATGTATTAAAATCATTTGCAACTCCTGCTCCAACTAAAAAAACTCCACCATTAAGTAAAACGACAAAATTTAAGCCTAATATGGCTGCACAAGCTGCCGTTGAATATGATGTAAGTTCTTTAATACCTACTGAAGAAATAAACGCTTACAATAGTGAATTAAACTTATTAAACAATAATTATGATAAGTTAAAAATGGCTACCGAAGAATATTTAGCACCTTTAGTAGTTGTAAGAGAAACAGAAGATGAAGTAAATGCAAGACTTGAAAGACAAAATGAAATATTAGCTGCATCAACTATGATTATTGGTACTTTAACGAGTGGTTTTGAACAAATGTTTACTACTATTCTTGATGGCGGACAAAATGCTTTTCAAGGGATATTAAATGCTTTAAAACAATTGATGGTAAAATTAGCAGCAGCAATTGCAGCAGCAGCAATACTATTTGTTTTAACAGGCGGATTAAGTTCTGGAGGTTCTTCTTTAGGTACTATTGGTAATATTGCTAAAACTATCGGAGGTTTAGGATTTAATCCTTTTACTTTAGGTAGCGGAGGTAATATGGTAGCAATGCCAACAAATACAGTAGGTCAAGGTAGTTACCAAATAGATATTATGGGAGATAAAATGAGATTATTATTAAATAACGAAGCAATTAAAAATTCGAGGGTGATATAATGTTTTATAATCATATTTATAATTTACAATTCAAAGGGTTAGACCAGGTTGGTACTAATTTATATTATCAGGTAAAGTTTGAAAAGTACGAAGCAACTTCAATTGTTTACGATGTAATAGAGTTAATTCCAGCACAAGATAGTGCGTTTGTTTTAAATTATAAAGCTACTAAAGACAATATCTTTGCTCCTATCCGTTCTTCTTATGCGGATATTAAATGTTTTATTCCTTATAATTCTCAAGTTCAGCCTTCTGATTTTTTCTTTGATGCTGATGAATATTCATTAAAAGTAAGTTTTTACGAAACCAATGGTACTACTGAAACTTTAAAGTGGGTAGGATTTGTTTTGCCTGATGTTATTCAATACGAATGGCAAGAGCAATATTATCTTCAATTAACGGCTACGGATAACCTTGCGGTGTTAAAGAATGTAAAATATACAAGAGAGGATTACTATGCTTTATACGATGATACAAATGTAGATTTCGATATAACGATTAGCGATTTTGTATGTAGGTTATTAAAAAAGACTGGAAGCGAATTAGATGTTGCTTTTTATAGTCAATTTAAAATAGATGGAACGCTTTATAATCTTTCAAATTTAAAAGTATCTGAATATTCTTCTGTTGATTGGGCAACTTTTGAGCCTAAAGACTGCTATTTTCTTTTAAGTAATTTAATGGAATCTTTGGGTTGTATGTTATATCAATCTAATAAAGATGCTACGTGGTATGTTATAGCAATAAATGATGTCGCAGTAAACGATTTAATTGTAGATGGTAGCTTTAGTATAGATGGTACTTTACCTCAGCCTTATGAATATTGGTTTATTGATGGAGATGTAGTTAATAGTCCAACAAAAGGAATAAATGGAAGCCAATGTCCTGCAATACAAGGAGACAACGCTTCTTATGTTTATCAATCTTTAAGTTTTAATACGGCTGAATATACTATTGGATTTTGGGCAAAAAGTGATGGAGATATTATACCAACTGCGATAGTAAGGGTAGTAATTGATGGTACTGATGCTTATACAGAAACAATAACAAAAGAATGGGCTTATTATGAGTTTACTTATTCTGCAACTGCTGGTGCTTTAGAAATAGATTTTTATAATAATAATCCTGATGGAATTGGTTATCTTTTAATTGATAATGTATCGGTTACGCAACAAGTTCAAAATGGATTAATATACGATATTAATGGTAGCTACATAGATACCTATTCTTTTGACTTTTATTCTACTATTGGAAATGGTAAGAATGTAATTTGGTCAGATGTTAATCAAATGGTTTCTTTAAATAAAAGGTTGACAAATGTTCAATTTAACTATCCTTATTACGAAAGAAATTTAATTAATAACTATGGTTTCTTCAAGGATTATGCTTCTACAAGTGTAGACCCTACAAATTGGACTTCTTTTGGTGGTTATGATTTTTTTAATGCAACAGGCGAAAATAGACCTTTTGATAATAGAATTTTAGCGGTTACAGAAAATCAAGTAGGTGGGAGTCCTATTAGTACAAAAGGCTTATATAATGTATTTAGAATTTCAAACGCTGATACTTTTATTAATTACTTTGCGATTAAAATAGATTGTTCTGTATTTTTTGATGGTTCACATAATCCTACTGATTCAGCTATTGTTGCTTTTGCAAAATCTCTTGATGGTACTCCTTCAACAGCAGACACAAGGTATATGCAATCAAATGGAACATTTAATAATTTCCCTGCAACTTCAGTTTGGGAAGGTGTTGAATTTGTACAAATTAAAATGACTAATGAAGATAACTGGGCAAAATTTAAAGTATTATCTACATATGATAGGAACTCTTTAGATACTGGTTATGTAATGAATAACTATGGTACTTTTATTTTAAGAACTCAATTAAGTACAAACAATAGTGTAGTACATACAACCTATTTTGATGATATTAAAATCAGTATTATACCACAAAACTACCAAAATACAAAAGGGTTTATTTATAACGCTACTAATATTCCTAACGATGCAACTTTGGTTAAGCCATTTTCAAACACTTATAAAATAGATAAAGGTCAGTATCACGGTGGTATCAGAGATATTTATGAATCTCAAGTAGTTGAGGATTTTATAGGTTATGATTCAGGTGGGGAATACAATTTTATTCAAAACTCTACTAAATGGTTACGAAACTGGGAAGTTGAAACAGAAGCAAACAAATCAAGACCATTACAAGAATGCGTTACTCGTTCAATATTATCTTTTTATCAAGCTACCTGGCAGAAATTTACAGGGAATGTTTACGGAAAGAATATAAACTTTGGGCAAGTATTTAACATCTCTTTAGCGCAAGGTCAACACTTTATGCACGATGCTTCTTTTGATTATGTATCAAATAAAACAAACATTACTACGCACCAAAGCCAAACTGATAAATTAGAAACTGGATTCCGTTCTTGGTCTACTACCGATGATGATATGAATGCAGGTCAAGGCGAACCAGGTAGTACAACAAGTAACATTCAAGAAGGCGAATAATGAGCGAACTTAAAGAAATTAACGACCAGCTAAAGGCTTTGTCGATAAATGTGGAAATGATTAGCCAAGCTATTACAGGCTCAAAGCTAAATAGAAATGGAATCCTTCAAAGATTAGAAACAATAGAGGAGGCATTAGAAGAAACTGAAACTAAAGTTCAAGAAGTCAGGGATTATAATACTGGCATTAATTGGGCAATTAGAATTGGTGCTTTTATTTTAACTATCACAGGCGTTAATTTTGTTAAGGAGTTCTTATGGCACAAATAAGCGAAGAAGGTTTAAAATTATTGGTCGAGTTTGAGGGATTAAAGTTAGATGCTTACTTATGTCCTGCTGGAGTTTGGACTATTGGTATAGGCTCAACTAAATACGCTAACGGACAACCTGTAAAGAAAGGCGATAAAATAACTAAAGAGGAGGCTTATAAGCTATTCTTAGATACTTCTGATAGTTACACTAACTGCATCAAGAGATATGTCATTAGAGAGCTTAAACAGAACGAATTTGATGCTTTATTCTGCCTTTGTTACAATATTGGTTGCGGAGCGTTTGCAAAGTCATCTTTAGTAAAGTTTATTAACGGAGGTCAAACGATTGAAAAAATAAGAATAGGCTTTTTGATGTGGATTAAAGTAGCTGGAGTAGTGAGTAAAGGTTTAATGAGAAGAAGATTAAGGGAGTTCAATTTGTATGCGAAGATTAAATAATACACTTTCTACCATATTTGGAGCGATTGTAGCTATTGCAAATGCTTGGATTACGATTGATTGGGATAACTTTATTTGGTGTTTTAATACAGGCTTTAAATTATTTCTATCGGCTTTGATTGCTTTAGGAGGATATATGACAACAATTAATCATAAACGCTTGAATAAAAAATAGTTGCATTTACTAAAATAATTAGTAATTTCGAGAAACATTAAAACTATGTACAGACCAAGACTAACCGAGACTGAGTATAACCAATACCAGTTAAAAAAACTAACGGATAAAAAGACCTACAAATTATTCGTATTTTCTGACCCTCACGGTTGGTTAGCTGACCTTAAATGCTTACGAGTAATTAATAACATTCTTCAACACAATAAGTTTGATGAGGTTTGTATTAACGGAGATATAGTAGATTTACCTTTTGTTTCTAAGCATACGAATAAACTTTATATGGAGGGAATCCTTAAGGATTACAATGAAGTTGAGGAGTTTAGATATACTGAAGAACAAATCTTAAAACCTTTACGACTTTCAACTGATGCAAAGATTCGCATTCGTACTGGTAACCATTGTGAGCGAGTAACAAAACCATTCTTATTATCTAAAGGTCAATTAGCAAGATTAGCTATTCTTTATAAACACTTTGAATCTACGAAGTTTGAGGAGATGCTACACCTGGCGGAGAATGATATGATATACGACCCAACGGATGTGTTTACTTACTTTAATATTTTTGATATTACTCACGGTTTATCTTTAACTAAGAATGCAAGTGAGAAGAATATAATAGAGTATTGGGGAAGTGGTTGTACAGGACACACACACAGACTTGGAATGCGTTACATTCGTAATAGGCATAACATTAATGCTTGGTTTGAGGTGGGTTGCACAAGGTTAATGGAAGCAGTCGAATATTTACCAACAGGTAAGATTGCAGATTGGTGTCAAGGATTTTTAGAGGTTACTTTTAAAATAGACGGCGACAAGGTTTTATTCTTTGCGCAGCCTCACGCAATAATTGATTACAAATGTGTTTATAACGGAGTATTATATGGAGAATAAAGAAGAAGAAATATTCGATGTTACTGATGGTGAGATTTTAGAGGAACTAAAGTTTTTTGTCTATTTTCTTTTTGAATTAGAGGAGAAATCATTACTTTTATTTCCTTCTTATAAGACCTTAACACAGGCAAGATTAATTAAAATGATAAACACAAGATTAGATTTTTTAGACTATGACAACGAGGGAGAAATTGATAGCGAAGATTAACGAAC